GTCTTTCTATCTACGTAATTGTTATCCATTTTTATTTTCTAAAGTGTTAAGCAACCTCTCTTCATACCAAGCTGCTTTCCTTAGATCCTCCGTTCCGTTCTTGTAAGGATACCTCCAACGATACTTAAGACTATTACCCCGTAAGTATCCAATGAACTCTTCTTTAGTTAACATAGCTTCTATACCATCTATGCACTCTATGTCACCGCTGTTATAGTGTTCTGGTTTATCTACGGCATCCCACTGTGTGCTAGTACTCTGCTGTATGCTATCCCAATCAGCAGGCGTAGCATCATCTAGAGCGAGCCATCTCTTAGTCTTTTGTTTCATTCTTGCTCCTCTGGGTAATCAGGATTTATTTCAAGTCTGTGTGTAGCATCAATCCAATCTTTAGGTATATTATACACACTAAACCACCTAAAGTTATTCCTTTCTGCCCACTCAGCATGAGATCTTTTTGTACCATCTTTACGTCTCTTAGCTCCCGGCGTTATGTTCTGCATGATCCCAGAACCTACCCTTAGCCTCTAAAAAAATAGTTTTACCTTTTATCTTTTTAATAAAGTCTGGGTGGTATGTATGCTCAACAATATAATCAATAGTATCTGTATGTATTTTCCAATCTTTTAAGATACCTGTGTGTAATTCATACTCCCAATTAGAATCGTAACCTTTAACTAAGTTCTTTTCTTTCGGCCTTTTAACACGGCGCTTGCGTAATCCCGATTTTATTTTCACAATTTTCCAACGTCCTCCAATGTTAGATGTTCTATTTCATTAAGCTTTTTAAGTTTCCTCTTAATGTCTCTGTGCGACAATGGCAAAGAAGTAGCTGTTCCTTTACCGTTGTATACTAAAAAATTAGCACTAGGCTTTTTTATCTTTGAGGCTTCTTCTTCAGGCACTAAAGTTTTAAGCCACTCTATAGCTAACTCTTTTGCTTTCTTATTTATTCTTTTAGCTTTCCTACCATTCATAAACTTCATCCACTTTAGGTTCGTTCTTAACCTCTGTAAAATATGTTAAGCCTTTAGCATATCGGAAAGCTCTTAGACCTTTGCCATTATTAGAATCTTTAAAGCATTCTTTTTTATAGGGGCAATACATACAGTTCTTAGCTATACGCATGTTACCTGCTTTACCTTCAGGTATAGGAGAGTAACACAAATCAGGAGGTGTATCTAGATCTAATTTCTTTTTTAACTCTCTGATGTGGTTTTTAACATTAGGCTTATCTAACTCATCTGGCTGATGAAGGCATAACTCACCTGTCTCTTTGTTAATAACAAGAAATCCTGCGTCAGTAGATTGTTCTGCCTCCTCGTAAGCAGACAACTGGGCAATGTAGCCGAAAGGATCATCTTCTCTAAGCAAACCCTTTTTAAATTTACTAAAGGAAAAGTTAGAAGCCGACTTAACATCAACAACTGTACCATCTATTTTACAATCCATGTGGCCTTTGATGCCTTCAATATCAATTTCTTTCTGTTCGTCTGTTACTTTGTGGCCTGACATCCTAACTAAAAATAAAATAACTTCTTCTAGTAAGTGACCATACAAGAACTTAACAAATAGAGAAGGCTCTAGTCTTCTGTTTTCCGCTTCAGTTTGTTTGTCAAACCAAAGCCTGCGAGCAGGTCTTCCTATGTTGGACATTCTTAAATAGAATTTATTGTCCCTGACTTTAGGCTGTGACCACTCCTTAATAACTTGAGTCATTGCCAAACCAAAGTTCTGTAATGTTTCTTCAGGGATATCTAAGGGCCCATCATTTAATTTATCTAGCTCTTTATAAATATCTTCTACTACATTCATTTGCGATGCCTCACAAATCTACACTTACGTGTGACTGAGTTATAATGAAGATATTGAACACCTAACTTTTTTTGAAGAGGTGTCTTTGCAGCAAGCCTACCATCTTTATAAGACTTAACATCTATAAGAGTGACCTTGCCTTCAGGGTCTAGAGCTACTATATCTATAGGCCCTGTACACCCACAGTTTTTAAAGACATGATATCCATTATCCCACAACCATGTAATAGCATAATGTTCTGCCATGTCTCCTAACCTGTTGGGTTCGTGCTTACTGTCTGTTATTTTAATTGGTTTCATATTAGTGTGTTTCACTCCAGTTATTCCCTACTTTATATTCGCCATCAAGGGGGCAGTTAAGGTTAAGAACTTTACCAGCTTCAATGATTGCTTCTACTCCAAGCCTACCAACTTCATCTGCTTGATCTTGTTTTACTTCTATCTGCCATTCATCATGGACGTTAGCCACAAACCTCGCATCTAAATGAGATATCTTTTTATTTAAAATAACAAGAGCCTGCTTCATGACTATAGACCCTGCTCCCTGCAGTAAGGTATTAAGTGCACTATGTTCTGATCTAATATACAGCTTCCTACCATCTAATGCTTTGAGGTGGCCCTTTGCTGAAGCTCTTGCAACTCTATCTTTAAGAGCCTTGAATGATGGGAGATTACTAATAAATGATTTTCTAAGGTTCCTTCCAATACGCTTACCTCCTCCAGCCACTGTTCCAAGTTTAGCATCTCCTGCTCCGTATAAGAGTGCATAGATGAAAGTCTTAGCCTGATTTCGTGATTCAAGTCCTGCAAGTTTTTGATTAGTGGTGTGTATGTCTCCATTAAGGATTTCATTTGTGTACTCCTCATCTTTCATATAGTGAGCAAGCATACGCAACTCAAGACCACTAGCGTCAATGCCTACAAGTTTGTAGCCTTCAGGTACAATCCAACAAGCTCTACATTCTTTACCGTAACTGGAACTTAAGCTAGGTATCTGAGCCATGTTAGGATTTCTATGTGTCATTCTCCCTGTGATAGTACCGTTATGATTTACAAAGCCATGCACCCTATCAGTACTCTCATTCAGTTCTTTAAACCAAGAGTTAATCTGAGCAACTCTTTTTTGTAGCATTAGATACTCAGCTATAACTTTTGCTTCGGGTATATCTTTAATCTCAGATAAGATCTTTTCATCTACCTTAGCTTGTCCTGTAGGTGTATGTTCAAGAGGCTCCCATCCAAACTCTTTAAGATACTCTCCAATCTGTTGCCGTGATCCGGGATTAAACTCCTGTGTGTAGACACGCTCTACATATTTAGACTGTTCTATTTTTAAATACTCTTCGTCAGTAAGTCTTGTGTTCTTACCAAAGTTATCTACTCCTGTTTTTAATAACTTACCTTTAGGACTGTACCTTTTAAATATCTTTCTTATTTCTTTTCTAGGCTTAAACACTTCCTGTATTGTAGAAGTTATCTCTGATACTCTAGAGTTTAAAAGAGCTAGAAGTTTACTAGCCTCTTCTGTATCAAATAGAAAGCCATGTGTTCTTTGATCATTTAGTATCCTACTTGTTTCATGCTCAAGTAAAACACTCTGACCTGAGAATCCACGCGATTCTATTTTAAGTGCTTCATATACCTGATAGTTAAGATAGACATCTTGCTCACAGTACTTAAGCATTTCTTCAGAGTATCTACTGTATTCTTCAAACTCAATCTTAGGTGATCCTAAAGCATAGCCCCATCGTTCAAGCCCGTGGTTACCTTCACGGACAGGATTGAACAAACGTGAGAGAACTAAGGTGTCTACTATTTTTTTAGAAGATAAGTCTATACCAGTAAGGTTATTTATTACAGGTATATCAAAGCCAATAATGTTGTGACCTATTAACTTATCAGCTTGTTTAAGTATAGACAAGCCTTCTTCTAATTCAGTAGGGCCATAAGACATTTGAGTTTTTGTATCTACATCTAGTACTGAAAGACACCATATTTTACTGGGATCAAGACCATCTGTTTCAATATCAAAAACTAAGTTCATAGTTCTAGCTCCTCTGTGTCTTCATCTGCAAATATTTCTTTAAGTCTACCACTATCTCTATCATAAAGCAAGTGACTTGCCATACCTACATCTCCTGTATATCTAGATTTAAGTACTCTTAGATGGGTGGTGTTAGCTTCTTGAGGATCTTCAGACTGTTGATTTCGTTCTAAACCTATCACACAATCTGATATCTGGGCGATGCTTGCAGAGCCTCTAAGGTGGGAAAGACCCACGGTCATGCCCTGCTCATGGCCTTTGTTACCTTCGATCCTACGTAAGTGAGATACTAAAATCATACCTACGTTTGTTTCGTTAACAAGTCTACTGAGGGAACCCATGATGTTATCAATGGTAGTTCTTTCGTCGCCAAAGGCAGCACTCATGACAAGCATATGAAGATGATCTACAACAATCCATTTACAGTTACACCCTATAATCATGTAACGTATCTTAGACATAATATCATCAAAGTCAGTAGCTCCATAGTGGGCATGTATCCAAAGTCTGTCTTGGTTACTACCAGTGAATACTTTATTTACAAGCTCACTATACTTATCATCACCATACTCTTCTCTAATCTGTTCTATATAAAGTTTTTCATTAGCTTCAATAGATAAGATACCGTCAGCAGTACGCTGCCAGTTTTCCTCAAGAGCAATTACACCTACATTATCTTCAGTCTCATTGAGCAGCCAGTGTTCTAACTCTCTTGTAATACTAGACTTACCTAAGCCCGTACCGCCTGTCAATGTAACTAGCTCTCCTCTACGCATGCCATAAAGCTTATCGTTAAGTCCCATCCAAGGGTAGGGGATAGACTCTACTTTTTCTCTGGTAATTAATTTTTCTAGGTTATCAGTAAGGTTAAGAACACCCGAAGGGGTGTAGATACTAGAGGCCCACCAAGCATCTACAAATCCTTGATGTCTTCCCTGACGCAGCATGTCATTAGGATCTTTGTAATCTTCAGGTAGCGTACAAATCTTAGCCTTACCGGGAGTTAAAATCTTAGCAACTTTACGTGCTGCTTCTTTGCCAACTTTATCGTTATCAAAAATAATAACGACAGTCTCAAACTTTTCTAAGTACTCTATGCTTTTCTTAACGTCATTAACAGCACCGCCTGCGCCATTCTTAACGGATACTACAGGCCATTTAGAACCTAGCAGTTCGTAAGCAGCCATAGCATCGCACTCACCTTCAGTTAAAGTGACGTACTTACCACCCTTGTTAAATGCCTGTTGTCCAAACAAACCTGATTCTTCTGCCTGACCTTTCCATGAAAATACTTTATTAGGTTCTCTTACTTTGTAGCCGCTGATTTCGTTAGCGTTGTAGTAGGGGTAAAAGTGTTTTACTATATTACCTTGGCTGTCAGTGATAGCTTTAACACCATACTTTTTAGCTGTTGCTAAGGTAATGTTTCTGTCTTTAAGAGCTACGTATTCTCCATCACTGTTGTTCATTGTATTGTTCTTGTAAGTTTTAAAGTCACTCACTGTTTCACCTTTCATAGCTTTATCATAGTCTCTAAAATAAGTTTCACAACTAAAACATTTAGCTGATCCGTTGTCGTTTACTTGAACGGGGTCGCTACCACCGCACTTAGGGCAAGGCTTTCTGAAGGCAACAAATGTCATATAATTTCCTCGTGATAAAAAGAAAGGGGGCTATTAACCCCCTCGTTGTTATTCTACTTCTTGTACCTCCTCTTCTTCTATCATAGCTTCATCATCTAGATTGTCCATGATCGCTGAGTTGTAGGCTGCTGATGCAGCGTTAAGGACATCTATACGTTTAGTAAGTCCCTGTACTTCAGCCTGTATTTCAGCTAAGTAATTGAACGCAGTCTTTGCAGTATCGTTCAACTTCTCAACATCATATAAGCCGTCTTCGGTTTTAAATGTAAACTTACTCATAGTTCATCTAGCTCCTCTTCAATAACATCAAACTCATCTAGACCGCCCTTGCTGTAACTCACCAGATCAATGACCTGAACAGCTTGTAAGTCTAGCCCTTTCCAAAGCTTACCTTGACGAGTAGATTCCCACTCTTTATATTGAACACGTACTTTAGAACCGTTACCTACTTGGCAATCCATTTCGTTCTTAGCCCTGTCAATAAGTTTAGGGGCGTTTCTAATCATCCCGTTAGGCCCATGCACTTTGCGTTTAAAAACAACAGTAGGGCCTTCCTCTTTATCTTTAACTGCATGTCCAGCGTTTCTAAAAGAGTCTGCTGTTTCCTGATCCACCACCACGTTGATGGTGTAGGTTGGTTCATAAGTTGTATTGGGGGCTGTGACACTGGCCCAATATGCAACTCCGTCTACTATAGCCATATATACTTCTCCTATTTATAAGTGTTTGTGTAGTTTACTATAAGTTAATATCAAAGTCAAGCGTATAAAGTTCTCCAGTTTCTCTGGCGTTTTCCTTTACGACCTGAATGCGAAAGAGCTGCGCTCCAATAAGTCTGATATAGTTCCTCCTTAAAAAGTCTAGTTGATATTTTATGTGTTTTACCTTTAGAGAAAGGTTTAATAGTACATACTTTAGAACCTATCTTAACATCACAGTACCTCCATCCTTCTAAGTATAATGGAACTTTAAACTCATCGCTTCTCTTAGGGTTTAAGAGTTTGTCTTTTAGTTTTAGAATATCTTCTACAAACATTATATGTCTTCTCCAATTATTATTTCATTTAAGAACTCAGGAAATAGGCTGATCATATCATCTTCTGACGCAAATAGATACCCTTTTGTTTCCATACAACGCTCTTTTATAAAAGAAAAGAAGCTGTTCTTTACTATGTTTTCAGGTAGTTCTGTCCCTAAAGACATAACAAACATCCTAGACCAAACATCGTCGAAAGACATATAGAAGTCTTCCATACCTTCAACCCATCCTTCTTCGTTAGTGTTACTCATTAGTCCTCCTCGCCTATCATATCTATTTTTAATTTAGCATCGTCACCCCAACAGTATACCCTTACCTCGTGACCATCTTTATCTTTTATTATAATGTCCCAAGAGTCTTGCGATTGTCCTTCTCCATCTTCTCCTGCTTTACATTTCTTAATGCTGATTGTGTTTGTGTTATGTACGAATAGATTACTCGTTATTGACATAGTGCGCTCCAAGAATGTTGTGTTATGTACGAATAGATTACTCGTTATTGACATAGTGCGCTCCAAGAATGTTTAAGTTCTTCACGTTGTTTAATTTCTTGATCAATCATATTGGCTACCCATTGACATTCTAACTGAGCGTCAGAGGCAGCTCTTAGTTTAACTACTCTAGCAAAGGCAACAAGTGATCCTGTCCATATCCATTCAGTCATCATAGATTGAGGAAGAACCATACGTGCCTGCTCTGGTGCTACTCCCGTTGCTATCATGTTATCAAAGACAGCAGCCGCTTGAAGCATAAGGTCTTTGTATCTTGCGTCAAACCTTTTACCTTCAAACAACTCATCGGATGAGCCTTGCTTTTTATCAGCCGCTCTCTTGCGCCATGCTTCAGGATGATGGAACTCAGGGTCGCTGTCAACGTATCGTCTGCTTGTTTCATTCCATACCATTCCAATTTGATGCTTGACTAACTGCCTTGCTACAAATATAGGAGCCTTAATTCTAAACTGTAATTGCACATGAGCAAAAGGAGTCCAGTGATCGTGCTTCGCTAAGTAGTTTATAAGACCTTTGTCTTTATCTTTAAAGGTCTCTGATACATTACTAAAGGAAACTCTCGCACTGTTTACAACAGTTAGATCACTACCCATTGTATCTATTAGTTCAACTTTAATACCCAATGTGCTGCTCCTATAGGTAAGGCGATAGAAAGTAATAGTACTATAAATATAAATAAAAGTACAACCTTCTTTTCTTTTTTTGTAATATAACCTGAAGCTATATCGTTGAAGAATCCTTCAGTTGCTGACTTGATTCTAGCGTATGTACGTTTTGCTTTGACTAGTAATGAATGCATTAGCTTCTTCCTCCGGTAATAAGTATCTTAAGATTTCATGAAAGCTGAAAACAGCAAGCATGTCCTGCTGACATTGCCTTTTGTGAATGGTCAGACGGCTACGCTCATCATAGCCTTCCATCGTTTCAAGTAAAGTAATATAAGATTCTTTGATGTAGTTAACACCAATGGTTTCTGCAGTCTCCCAATCTATACTGACGTTCATTCTTCTTTCTCCTGTTTTTAATTCTAACCAAGGCTTTCTATTAGATGCCCATGTACCAGTTAGGCTTTCTATTAGATGCCTTCGTCCTCCAAGTTATATGTCGAGCAATCTTGCTTTTATCGACACGTTTTAATCTCATGTCGATGTAATCTATTTTTGTAGCTTTCATTCTTTCTCCTCTTTATGATAAAACTCTGGCTCCATTGTAACGCCTTCAAGTCCTAAATCTTCCCCTGCTTTGCGCAGTATTTCGGCTATCTCATCAGCCCAATCACAGTCATCAGCAAGGAAGTATTCTTCCCAGTGTTTAAGAGCACCGGCTAGACCTGAAAGCATCGGTAAAGATTGTACCTCTTTAAGAATCTTCTGAGCTTCAAACTCTGATAGGCCGATATGGTAAGCGTATGTAAAGGGTTCGTCAGAATAAGGCCTGTTATATTGATAGACAATTAATTCTAGTCCTCTATCGTCGTAGCCCCATTCTCTTTCTATAAGTAACGCCTCGTGGCCGTTATTATATACGTACCTTCTGTCTGTTCTACCTTTCAGTCCTATTTTAGTTTCAACTAGCATACGTTTACGAACTCCTCTTTTATAATAAGCTCTACGCACACCTCGTTATCAGGATGATTGCTATACGCCTCAACCAGATTATTACGCAGAGTCATTACCTCAGACAACTGAGCGCTTCCGTATTCGTAGTCCTTGTACAGCACTATACGCGCCATAACTACTTTGTTTTTACGTGTTACTACATTGTCTACTAGCTTGTGCTCCCAGTAGTATGCTTCAAGAATAATATCTGCAAACTTCTTATCTATCATAGCCATTAGTCTAACTCCTCTTCATATATACGTTGCTCAGTTTCTTTCTGAAACTTTTTGATATTAGTTAAAATAAATAACAGGTCGTTTATTTCTACATCGCAGTAGTCTACGTCTCCAATCATTTGAATAGTAACGCCTCCTTCGTTCTCAAAAACTTCTGAGAATCCGCTAATGTGTAGTCCTCCACCATCACCGTCTGTGTATATGCAATCAATTGAATCTCCTTTGTAATCACAATTAAAATAATACTGCGATCCTTCCATGTTATTCATTTTATTTATAAGCTCATCAACTCCTTTCTTAATTATTTTTGCAGCGTTAACAAGTGATATACTCACGCTGCCTCCGCAAAGTTATTAATAACTGTCTCTCGTACTTTCTGTTCTCTTATATAAGATATTGAAGCGATGTTTACTTGAGAAGATTCTCTAGCTGCCGGAGCATGCGTAGACCAATCAGTTAAAGTATTATACACAGCCCACTGATTAGCCCCCATCTTTTTAAAGTAATGGCTTGTATACATATTCCACATGTACATCAATGCAGTGTTGCTGTATATCTTAGGTTGTAAAAGCATCTCGCTCACTGGAGACTGTGGATATTCTTCTTTCCATTTAAATACTGCGGTTGCATTAGCAGTCTTGGCAAAGATTAGAAAAGCATCCATATGATTAACACCTATCTCAGACCAGATAAACCATTTGTCTACCTCAGTTTCAAAGGTATCAACAGCCTCGTGCATTATTCTAGCAGCATGATCGACATCTAATTTCTTAGTATGTCTTGCTTTGTACATGGTAGCAGCCCCGCTAGTAAATACTTGACCATTCATACAAGCATCCTGATTAGCCCCCGTAGTAGATATAAAAGGGAAAGTACCATCTAAACTACTAACAGATAAGAATGTTAAAGCTGCTTTATCATCTCCCGGTGTTCTTAATTTTACTTCCGGTAGAGTATGTCTAACAAAACACTTAGCTCCGTTGTGTGATACTTGAATGTCTTCAGCGAGTCCATCAAGATTCAGATTGGATTTGTGAATACATTCTCTTTGATTATCTATCATTCTTTTATACGATAGATCATAAAGATCTGAGTATCTAGAACCGTGAATACCTAACTCATTACCGTTATCAGTACGATAGATGATATGTTTAGATGCTCTTCTTATCCCGTCATCAGTAATATATGTAAGAGGGGCCTGCTCAATATCAAAATCAGCAGGGCCGTAGCCTACAGGTTCTTTAGAATTTTCAAAAAGATTAATTACATTACTCATAGTGTTTCCTTAAAGTTATAAGTTACTTTCTTTGTTTTCATACGCATTACTTACTCTAACCAAACTCCCATCTACAAATTTATAAGTACCCCATATGTCTATGGGTTTTACAGTACCATAATATATATAATAAGCACCTCCTTCTTTTTTGAAATGTTTCTCTACGTCCTTTATAGTTTTAAAGTGTGTAAGTTTTTTTAGTTCTGGTTTTCTTTTACCTGTAAAATCTATAAAGTCACGCCCCGTTTGTACCCAATAGCTATACATATATACTCTCTTTGGTTTTATAAAATGAATCTAACATTATGTCGTAAAGCACATCGTTAATCTTATTTAACGCTAAGATTTTACCATTTATTTCAACAGAAGTAAACTCAATGTACTCATTCTGAAACAAATGTATACCTTCATATTCAGGCGGCTCATAGTAGACATCACAGTGACCTTCAACGTTGCCTACATCAAAGTGTATTCTCAAATTTAACCTCCATTAGTTAGATAAGTGTAGTGTACTTCTGAAACGTGGTATCCGTCAACCCATTTAACAGATTTGGTTGATAGATTCTCGCACCAACTATTCCACAGTGACTCTGTGCCATAGTCGTGGCATAGTTTTACGTAGTTCTCAATCTTCTCAGTTATCTTGGCAGGATTCTTCAAAGACTTTGGAAGTTTTAAAGTGTTTTCATTGAGACCATATAGCTTTATATTGTGTACATCCATACAACCTACAAGACCTACACATAATTGACACATGAAGCCTGCTTTAGGTAACCCAAGCCCCGGTACTCTTAGGAATACCCGCATCAGTGATACGGCTTTATCTTTATCTGACTTATTTGAATTTAAAACAGCCATCATCTGACCATATATCTTATGCTTATGTGTCATGATGTAGCTGTAGGTATCAGACTTAAAGCCCCACAGAAACTTTGACTCTAATTTATTATCTCGTACATCCAGTAAAGCTAACCCTACGCCTAACCAGTTTTGCTGTATTGACAAGACCACCATCAAGCATACCCAAGCCATATTATCAGCGGATCTCTGAGCATATGCTTGTACTTTAGTTGCGTGTTCTTTGTACATTATATTACCTCTACATTTAATTCAGTTTCAATCCAGACCTTAGCTCCACAGCTTAAAGGTTTGTCAGGTCGGTAAACTAATTTTGCTACTACGTTTCCCTCCGCATCTTTGATAATTGCTTCGTTACACTTGCGATTCTGTTTGTAATCTTTGACAGTTAGTACGGGTAAATCTGCTCCTTTGTTGTTGGCTTTGATGTTGTGTTGATTGACATGCAGCAAAGTTTTCATGGCGCTCCTTTCAGTTGACGGTTGACACTATAGCAGCCGTTGATATCGCTTGTCAAGGCTCCTTCATGCTGTCGCAGCTTCAGTTTTATTTAACTCAAGAGATTTAATCTTATCCGCTAGATTGCTGATTACAGCCAAGTTGTCATCAATAATAGCTTCATCAATTAAAGATAGCTGCTCACGGCGGGTATTTATACCCTCTAGATTTTTAATGACTTCATTTTTCAAGGAAATTGTATCTTTCCTGATGCTATTTAACTCTTTAAGTTCTGCAATAAGCCCATCTTGCAGGGAAATTGTAGCTAGTAAATGCTCAACATCCGCTTTTGAAAAATCTTCTACATTAATATCATTCATTATTCTTATAACTCCTTGCTATTTAAATTTAAAACAACACAACAAAGCCCACATTATTAATATGGGCAGTGTTGTATAGTCTTAATTTATCTCCATCTCCTTTTCTTTTTACTAGGCTGGCATAATAATAATAGCGTAGGCACCATGCCTATAACTACTCCCGATATCATACAAATGGCTATTACAGATCCATCAGTATTAGTATTTACTGACACATGATGAATAAGAAACAATGCAAAACTAATTAAAACACCTGCTATAAAATTCATTTATTCTCCTAATAAT